GTAGAAGCCCACCTCGGCATCGAACCCGCGCCGCGCGCGCCCGTAATCACGATGAATCAGCGGGTAATGCGCCTCGCAATACCCCGGCTTGGCCATAACAAGCGCACATCCGGGATATCGACAAGGGGTGGGTGCGCGATGAGGCATTGGGTTCTAAATGATCGAAAAGAATTGAGAAAAATCTGCGGAAATTTGCTTGGCTTTCGTCGCGAACAGAGCGTGAATGCGGTTGTCGCTTGACAAGTAACCCACCACCAAGGAGCCCCCAATGACCCAGACAATTTCCCGCGCCGCACTATCTCCCGACGAGATCGCCCTGTTGCTCGAATCGATCGCCCTAGACCACCTGTTCATCGAAACCCTGCAAACCCGCCACCGTGACAGCCTGGACTTCCACGACGTCAGCGTCTGGGGCGTGAAGAGCGCCTTGCAAGCCGCGTTTGACGCTGGCCTGCGGGCAGCAGGCGGTGCACCCAAGCGGCCGGTGCGTCGCAGCCGCAAAGCCAACGGTGCACTTTCCGCCAACGGCAGCGCCGCAGCATTTCAAGCCTGAGGCAGCCATGGCCACGACACTCAACCCCAACCAGCAGGCCATCCTGGAGCGCGCCGTACAGGACAGCGCTGGAAAGATTGCCTGGTTCCCCGAACACATAAGGGGCGGCGCCCGCGCCAAGGTGCTCGAAGGTCTCTTAAAACGCGCCCTGATCACGCCCGATGGCGATGACTGGGTGGTCGCTGCCGAGGGCTACGACGCCCTAGGTCTGCCCCGACCGGGTACCTTGCCACCGACCATCACCCTGAACGATCCGGAACTGGAGGCGGATGTCACCAAGGCGGAGGCCAGTTGGCAGACACCCAGCCAGCACAAACCGGTTCGCGCACGGGCAGACAGCAAGCAAGCCATGGTGACTGGTCTGCTGCAGCGCCCAGAGGGCGCCACCATCGCGCAGATCATGGAGGCCACCGGCTGGCAACAGCACACGGTACGCGGCACCCTCGCGGGCACGCTCAAGAAGCGGCTGGGGTTGACCATCCACTCCAGCAAGGAGGCTGGTGGTCAGCGGGTGTATCGCATTGAACCCGTTTCTACCAATGCGGAGGCTGCATGAACGCGCGACCCAACGTCCAACGCATCGACGCGCTGGGGCAGCATCTGGCCGACCAAGGGTTTCGCACCCTGATCAGCCTTTGCCCCGAAATCAAAACCGCCAGCCCGGCGCGCCAGGAGGCGGTGTGCGCCGCGATGCGCGCCAAGGTGCCACCTGCTGTCGACAGCCTGCTCAAAGACACCCAGTTGGCGCCCTGCTTGTCCGAAGCAGCGTTTCACAACGCCGTACTCATGCTGGCACTGGCAGGGGTAAAAGCCTGGCAGGCAACCGCCAAGCGCACAAAGTACAGCAATTCAAAAACAAGAAAGGATCACCATGCCCAGCATGCCGAACAGCATTGAACGCACGCCCGTGACCACTCAATTGGCGACTACTGTCGTTACGTAGCCAGGCTGAGCTGATCGTCATCGGCCGCACCTTCGGGGATGGGCTCATCCACCCGGACGGCCTTGCGACCCGTGAACTCTTCCCAGCGCTTGACGATCACGTCCACGTACTTGGGATCGAGTTCAATGAGCCGCGCACGACGTCCAGTCTTCTCGCAAGCAATCAGCGTTGAGCCTGAGCCGCCAAACGGATCGAGAACGAGATCGCGGGTCTTGCTGCTGTTGCGTACCGCACGCTCCACCAGTTCGACCGGTTTCATCGTCGGATGCAGATCGTTCTTCTGTGGCTTCTTGACGTTCCAGACGTCGCCCTGATCGCGCGCACCGCACCAGTAGTGATCGGTGCCGTCGCGCCAACCATACAAGATCGGCTCGTACTGCCGCTGATAGTCGGCGCGGCCGAGCGTGAAGGTGTTCTTGGCCCAGATGATGAAGGTGGACCAGCGACCACCGGCGGCACGGAAGGCCGACTGCAGCGTGTCCAGCTCCGAAGAGCTCATCGCGATGTAGACCGCGCCCTTGGTGTGGGTCAGGATGTTCGTGCATGCATCCAGCAGGAAGCTGCCAAAGCCTTCACCCAGGTTGTCGTTCATGATGGGGCGGTTCTTACCGCGCATCTTGTCCTTGGCAGTGTTGGCGTAGTTCACGTTGTAGGGCGGATCGGTGAAGGTCATGTCGACCAGTTCGTCGCCCAGCAACGCCGCGTAGTCATCGGCCTTGGTGGCGTCGCCGCACAGTAGCTTGTGCTCGCCCAGGATCCAGATGTCGCCAGACTTCGAGATTGGTGTCTCGCTGACCTCGGGCACGGCATCTTCATCGGTGAGGCCATCCCTCGTGGCTTCCTCACCAGCAATCAGTGCTTCCCACTCCTCTGGCGAGAAGCCGGTCAGGCCGAGGTCGAAGCCAGCGTCCTTGAGTTCAGCCAGCTCAATGCCAAGCAGCTCATCCTCCCAGGAGGCGTTCTCGCCGATCTTGTTGTCGGCCAGGATCAGGGCACGCCGCTGCGTGTCGGTCAGATGGTCCATGGGCACCACAGGCACCTCGGTCATCCCGAGCTTGCGGGCTGCCAGCAGCCGTCCGTGGCCTGCGATCACGTTGTTCTGGCCATCGATCAGGATCGGTGCGCCCCATCCGAACTCTCGGATGCTGGCGGCGATCTGCGCCACCTGCCCATCTGAATGCTGCTTGGCATTGCGGGCGTAGGGGATCAGCACATCGACTGCGCGGTATTCGAGTTTCAGAGGATTCATGTGGGCGCCAGAAATGAAAAAACCCGCGCCGGCAGAGTCGGTCGCGGGTTACGGGGTAGGCGTCATACGGTGCGGGTGCACTGCTCAAGACGCTGTCCAGAAGATAGCTGAAATACTACGCCATCGAAGCTGTTTTGTTGCAGGCCGTTTTCGGGCTGATCTGGACATTCAAGGCAAGACAAAGACAACCAGCCAACGCATTACCCTAAATTGCTCAGGTTTTTGGATGGCATTGCGCAGCCTGCAGAGCCATTGAGCTGGACCGCGACCAGTTCCAGTGCCCGCTGCCAGCGCCGCCACGCCGTGGTGCGGTCGCAAGCGAAGCGGCGTGTGATCTCGCGCCAGCAATAGTTGTCGGCGCGCATCCACACCAGGTGACGCTGCTCGACCTCCAACCACTGCACCCAGCGCATGACTTCGAGCATTCGATCAATGGCTTGCGGACTCGGCGGAAACGGGCGGTAGCCTTGATCTTCTAGCCCGAGCATTTCCCAGGGCTGCCGCACGATCTGCGGCCAGGTGTTGAAGTAGCCCTGAACTCGGACGGGTGGCAGGCGACGTGCAGTAACCACTGCTTCGTGAAATCGCGACGCGACGTCCTCGATCGTCCAAGAGATGTCATGTCGTTCCACGTGAACGCCCCCCAGATCCGTAAAGCCGCTCCCCGATGCGGCGAATGAATTCACGCTCGATGAAGTCCAGACGCGTGTCCGACTCACTAACGACCAAGATGTGTTCCTCCCGCCAACCGCGCTGTTTGACGACCTCGACGTCAACGCTTTCCGGCTGCATGCGACCAAGCGGGCAGCGGTAAGGGGGTATTGGAGTTCTCATGTCATGCCTCCCGCTCATTGATGGACTGGGACGCCCAATGCAGGATTGCCAGCGCATCAGCCTCGTTGTCGTCAGTCGGCACATGACCAAGCCTACGCATCGCTGTAATCATTTCGTCCTTGCTCGCGTTGCCCTTTCCGGTGGCGTGCTTTTTGATCGTGCCGACCGGTACGCCCTGATACGGAATCTGGTGGTGCTCGCACCAGCTGGTGAGCGTGGCGAGGAACCCGCCGTAGGCGTGCGCCGCATCGGTCGAGACATGCCGACGAACCTCCTCGAAATGAAGCGAGTCGATCCCACCTGCGTGCGCCTTCAGCTCGGTAAGCCAACGCTTGAAGCGCAGAAATCGCATGCCGCCGCCCTCAAAGCGCTGCGGCCGAAAGCTTTGGGTGTCGCTCGTGATGGCGCCATCGGGCGTACGCAGTGCCCAGCCCGTGGTGGTACCCAGGTCGAGGGCAAGAATCGTTGAAGTCATGGTCACCGTCCCTTTCTTTGACGGGACTGACGGATCGGACAGGTTCTGTCGAAACCCCCCATGAGGCGCGCGCGTATGCGCGTATAGAGGGTTACGAGGAACTGCGTCAGATCCGTCAGTCCGATGTGTTGGCATAGGCTTTCAGTTGTCCGAGTACGGGGTGTAGCTGGGTACCGTGGGGTGCTTGAGACCCAATCCGCGAAACCCTCTCAACCCGGTTGTGTTGCGCCATTTCTCGATCCCGCGGGTGAGCAGGAGATCCGAGAAGCGCTTCTGCGAGCCGATGAATTCGCCTGCCGAATCGGCCCACTGCTTCCAGTCGGTAAAGAGCTCGGCGGTGAGCGACTTCGCATTGGGTTCGCTCACGCAGCGCTCCTCCAACCAACGTCCGAGGGCATCCTCAGCCTCGAAGTACTCCTCGGTGGCATCGAGAACCTGCTTAGGTGGATCCAGCCTGCCAATGCGCTGCCACTCCAGGCATCCCTGAACCGCCCATGCGAGGATGCCGTCGCGCTCAGCCAGAAGTTTTTGTTGCAGGTGCTTGTCGCGCTTCTCAGGCGGTACCGTGATCGTGAAAGGGATCAGGTGCAGGCGGCGCTTCATGGCCTCGTCGATATTGCGGATCGCTGGCTTGTGGTTGCCTGCCACAAAGAGCTTGAACTGCGGGAAAAACTCGAAGAAGTCCTGACGCATGAAGCGCGCGGCGATCTTGTCGCCCCCGGTCAAGTTCTTGACCTTGGACTCTGCCCAGCGCCGTCCCTGTTCGGTTTCGATGGCTGCCACAAAGCGCGCGCCACGCAACCCAGCCATATCAGTGGGATGCCGGTCTGTGCGGGTCTCCATGAAGGTGTCCATCGGCGCATTGGTCGCGTAATCCCCAAGGATCGTGGCTAATGTGTTCACGAACACCGACTTGCCGTTGGCACCGGTGCCGTAGAGGAAGAACAAGGCGTGCTCTCGGGTCGATCCGGTCAGCGCGTAGCCGACCATGCGCTGCAAGTAGGCCTGCAGTTCCTTGTCGCCTCCCGTCACCTCATCGAGAAATTGCAGCCAAATCGGGCAATCCCCACCGGAAGTGGCAGTTGTGATCTTCGTCATCCTGTCGGACCGGTCATGCGCACGCTTTCGGCCTGAACGGAGGTCGGTTACGCCACCCGGCGTATTGAGCAGCCACGGATCGGCGTCCCACTCGTCGGTCGTCGCCGCATGCCTGCGGTCAGCCCGGGCCAGCCGTTCAACGCCGCTAACCGTACTGGCGCTTGCAAGCTTTGCTGCAACCTTTGGGTTGGCGGCCTTCAGTGCGGCGTGGCGGCAGACGCAGCGGATCAGATCTGTCGCCGCAAGCGTGTCCTCGGTGCGCCAGCGACAGCCGTCCCAGACCAGCCAGCGACCCCAGGTGGCAACGTAACGCCAGTCCCGGTGAAAGCGGCGCGTGAAGGCCAGGGCGAGCGCATCTTCCGTGCCCCAGACCGACTCGTCGGTACTCGCCACAGGTTCATCGTCGGCGGTGACGTCGTGCATCTGCAGACGTGGGCCGTGGGCGAGGAAGGCGCCTATGTCGAACCCCTCTACGATTGCATCTGCCGCATCCCATCCCTCCGCAGCCTCCTCCGGCGGATAGAGGATGTGGCAGGTCCGCGCACCGGCAGACAAGATGGCCTGAGCCGCATGCGCTGCGTACTCCCAGCCCGGTTTGTCGCGGTCAGGCCAAATGAGGACGGCCTTACCCGCAAGCGGCGACCAGTCGGTCTTTTCGACCGGAGCATTGGCGCCGTGCATCGCGGTAGTGGCGACGATGCCGGCGTCGATGAGCGCCTGCGCACACTTTTCACCCTCGACCAATACCACCTGGCTGGCGCCCACCAGTCCAGGCTGGTTGTAAAGCGGTCGCGGGTCAGGCGGGGCCATCTTGCGACGCTTCGCATCCCAAGGCCGGAACTCCTTTTTCCGCCCCTGGGGGTCGTAGCGATACACAACAGCAATCAGACCGCCAGCCGCATCCAGGTAATCCCACTTGGCAGTCGCAGGCCCAAGATCGTCGACCGGCGCTTCCTTCCGAGTCTTGCGTGTGGGCGTTGGCGGTGTACGTCCAAGCAGGTCAGCAGCCGCATCCAGTACCCGTGGGAAGTCTGCGTGGACGTCCATGCCGCCGTGAGCTGCGATCAGGTCAAAGATGTCGCCGCCGTCTCCGGTAGCGCGATCGGTCCAGAGGCCCGTTTTCTCGCCTTCAAGAACAACCTCCAGGCTGTCACCGGGACTACCGAGCACATCGCCGATCAGGAATTTGCCGCGCCGCTTCTTGCCGGCGGGGAACATCGAAAACAGGACCGACTCCAGCCGTGAAATCAGGTCAGACCGAATCTGGTCTCGCTGAGCCTGTCGATCGACGTCTGACGATATAGGGGTGTCATTGAAGTCAATCATGCTGACTCCCCACCGTCAGATTCGCTCCGATGCAGAACGGCAGAGCTTTGCGTCGCCCACACCGACAGTTCTGACAGCCGATACCGGACCAGCCCTCCCATCAGGTAATGGGGGATCCGGTACTTTGTTCGCATGGCGTGGTCGGCGAACCAGTAGTACGGAAGGCGTAAAGCGGCAGCCGCCTGCTTGGCATCAATCATCGGCTCCACTTGTTCAATGGGCACTTTCTTGCTGTTCATGGCTCAGCCCTCCAGCACCGGTCCTGCCACGAGCACATCCGGCATTCGAAATGGGTGGAGTCGTGATACGCCCGAGGCAGCAGCTCACCGGCATCGGTAGCTCCGATCACCTTGATCGCCCGGTCCGACATTCGCTGGGCGAGAGCCGCATCGAAGGGCACGAGCTCCGTGTAGATCTCCATCGTGTCGGCGTTGATCGCCGTGAAGATCGCCGGGTGCTCATGCAACTGCAGATAGGCCTGATAGAGCACCACCTGCGCGTGGTAGACCGGCTTGGAGACCGCGAGCTTGTTCTTCTCGAGGTCGCGCCACGACTTGGAGCCGAGGCACTTGCACTCCCATAGCGCGGGATACGCAAAGCCATCCGGCCCGCCGACGATCACGCCGTCGATATGACCCTGAAGCCGCCCGTCGATTGCCGAGAAGCCGAACTGCTCTCCGTTGGCTTTGCGCGTGCGCAGGTCGAACCCGCCAGCCCGCAGCCACGCGACCATGCAGTCCTCCATCACGTGGCCGCGCTCGAAGATCCGCAGGATCCGGCCGTCGGTCTCACGACCTGGGTCGACCGGCGCCCTGGCGAACTCGTATTGCAGAGCGCGCTCGCAGGACACCCCAAGCCGGGAGGCGCCGAGGTATTCCCGGGGTGACTGCGACGATCGCATCCGTTGCAGGCCGGCATCGACCAGTGCGGTGACCTGGCCTGGAATGCTTGTCGAGGAGTTGAAGTCGATCATCGCTTCGCCTCCTTGCTTTCTTCCCATGGGAGGTCGTCCTCCAGATCGGCGAACGGGTTAGCCATGGGATCAGCCGTTGGCGCCATACCGCGCACCGGCGGAAACTTGGTCGTCTCGTGGTGCTCGACCATCGCCTCGGTGTAGCAGGTGACGATCGCGTCGACCACCTGCATCGCCTCGGCTTCGGAGTAGTGCCCCAGGGGCTTATCGAACCCGATTTCACTGGCCGCCTCGCCAAAGGACTTGAGGCACTTCCTCATTGCGCCCAGTTCGATGTCAGACGGATCGATCATGGCCACCTCCGTCTTGTCCTTGACGCCGTCCAGGACCCGCGTCCAGTTGCCGTAGAGCGCGTGGAACGCGTCCTGGCACCGGCGCGAGCAGAACACCCAGTCGATGGGGTAGCGCCGCGGGTGGCCAATGCCATGACGGTTGTCCGTATGGCCGTACCCGCGCGCCTGTCGTGTGCAGACCCAGCATTTCACGTATCCCCCTCACTGAGCCCAGGCCGGTTTCCCGGGCGCGGTGGGGCGTTGTGTGACGGCCGCAGCCGCTGGTGCGCCCGTGGGGGCCTGGGAGGCGAACGACGCAGCCGTGGGCCGCGTAGGCGCTCCAGTGGCGCCGGCTCCGCCGGTGCCCCGTGCATAGTCGGGATGGTCCGGCTCGACGGCGAGCTTCACCACGTTTTTCAGCTCGCCGCGGCCGCCCTTCTCGACATCGATGCGCGCGACAAACTCGAGCCCGTCCAACTCATGAAAGCCCGCAATGCGGCGGGCAGCAGCGGCCTGCGGCGAGTTGTCCTGAGGCCGGATGTTGCGAGCGCTGTTGAGCGCGGCGCGCACGAAAGTGCGGCCCATATTTCCCCAGTTCGGACCCTTGGGGCTTTGCAAGCCAATGTTTGACCACATCTTGCGACGGGCGAATTCGCCCTCGAGGATCACGAACTCGCAGGACAGGTAGACCGAGCCGGTCTCGAAGCTCTGGGTGGCGTAGCCACCGTTCCAGCCCTGCGCCGGGTCATCGAAGCCACCGGGTTTGATGGTCATGCGGACACGGGCAACCGTGCCCTTGGGGATCGGGTCGAAGGTTTGCTGCTGTTCGGCATCGTTGAAATCGTTCCAGGCGGACATGGGGTTACTCCTTGTTTGATTGGGTGTGGGTGGCGGCGGCGCACTTGTCGATGAGCGCGCGCAGATCGGGGGGCTCCAGCAGATCGAGCTGGCCGGAGCGGTCCTTGGCGGGGAAGCCATAGGGATTCATGGTTTGGGTAACGAAGGCGCGGTAGGACGAGCTGTCCTCGGCCTTGATCTCGGCGAGCGTCACGACCTCATCGACGATGCCTGGCAACTCAGCTGCAGTCTTGGCACCTTCGATCTGCGGCACGAATACCTTGCGGTTGAAGTCATCCATGCGCTCGTCGAGAATCGAGACGAACACGACGTGCTTGCCGCGTGCGTGCTGCAGGTGCATGAGCGCGCCCAACATCTCGGTGCCGAGCAGGCCGTAGGCGCCGCGCGTATCGGGCTTGCCGGTACGCTCGGACATCGCCTGCGGTTGGGCCTTGGCCCAGATCAGCGCCAGGCGCGCAAGAACGGTGATGCTGTCGACGAAGTAGGTGTCGTATTTGGCCAGCTGAGCCGGATCTCCATAGCGCTCGCAGACATGCTGGTAGTGCGCCTCCGAATACGGCGACTCGGGAGGCAGCGCCAGATTGGGGCCGGCCAGAAACACCACCAGGTCACGGAACTCGGGCCAGGTGGCCGGGCGGACGCAGTCGCCACGCCAGTCCTTGACGGCAAGATCGCCGGCTTCGAGATCGACAAAGAGCGTGGTCGCCTCAGGCAGCGTTTTGAGCTGAGTGGTCTTGCCGATGCCGCTTTTGCCGAGTAGCACCAACTTGACGCCCTTCTTCTCGCGCAGCCGCTGGTCTGCAGTAATGATCGGAAGTGCCATCACGCCACCTCCTTGAGCTGCTCGACGACCGCCGGATTCCAGAGAATCTGGTAGCCGCTGTGACCGTTACGTGAAAACGGCATGGCCTCGGCCCACGCCTTGCCGGCGTCGGTGAGTTCCCATTCGTCGCGCTCGTTACGGAACTGGAATCCGAGGGTTGCGAGGCGCTGGTTGGTGGCCTTGGCAGATGACCCGGCCAACTTTCCCAGCTGCGTCGCGTTGTGCGAGCAGGTGGGCTCATTGGCAGCCGGCAGCGCACGGCGCAGCGTCTCGATCACCAACCCGGTGTTTTCCTGGATGCAGGTGAGCGTGGCCGCCATGGCGATGCCGGCTTTCACGCCCGGCACCTTGGCAACGGCGTCACCGATCAACAGGAGGGAGGAGACCCGATCCTGAGTCGGAGCCGGCAGGGCTGCCACCGGGGTCGCTGAGTAGGCGCCGGTCTTGCGGATCGAGGGGAGGACCTCGCTGGTGACCCAGCGCTTGAATCGCTTCGCGGCGTCCTTGGTACTGCCGAGGATCAGCGCGTACAAGCCGGACTCGTTGACATGGTTCTGCCTCTGGCGTCCGCCCGGGGTAAGGGTGTCCAGTTTCTGGACGTCCTCTGAATCCACATGGCTGTCGAGTGCTTGCCGTGGGTTACCGAGCTCCAGAGCAGCACAAGCGTCGCTGGCGTTGAACCAAGGCTGGCCGACCTCATCGACCTGCACACGCAGGGCGTGGGATTCGAATTGGAAGGGAATGAGGGTGCTCATGATCATTCCTTCCACGCGATATCAGTCATCCGGTCCGCACCGAGCGCGCCGGATTTGCGGGCGTTCTGGTACAGATCCTCGATCGCCGAGCGACGGCGGCTGACGATGGATTGCTCCTCGGATGCCAGTTGGAGGGCAAACGCCAACTCATCGACGGTTGCCTTCTCAGTGGGGACGGAGACCTCCTCACCGGCGCGGTTGCGATAGCGGATTTCGTCGGGCAGGTGATCCGCATAAAAAGAGCCGACGCGTTTGCGCAGGACAAGCTTGTTCAGAAATTTCATGATTCAGTCCTCGGATTCGGCGGTCAGGTCATAGGAGGCCTTGCCGGGTTTGACGGTGCGGGCGGCTGCAAACTGTTCGCGCAGCGCCGTGGGCCAGTTGGTGAAGCGGGACTCCGGTACGCTGAACTCGACGTCCAGGTAGTCCTCGATGCGATCGCCGCTGGCAGCAATGCGCTTGGCCATCTCTGCCAGTTGCTTCTGATCCCAGGTGACGCGTTTGGGCGTGTCGACCGTGACGCGGATCGGTCCGTCCTGGAAATGGACGGTGCCGAAGTCCTTGCCAGCCTCGGATCGGGCTGTCCGCTCCTGTTCGGCGTACCGGCGCTTCATTGCGTTGTGGGTTTTGGCTTGCGCCTTTTTGACCCACTCGACCAGCTGTGCGAGGTTGAAATGAATTTCGCGCAGCTGTTCAGCGGGCAACGCTGCCAGGTCGGCCTCCGTCATTGCGGTCAGCCGGTCAGGGAAAATGGTGATGTCGGTCATGACCATCCCCCTCACTGGTACGCACGAGCGGAGGTCGAATAGCGAGAGACCCGCCGTTCGAAGGCCTCAACTTCGGCGATCAGGTAGGTGACCCGGGCGCCGAGCTTGCAGAAGACGGGGCCAAGATGCTCTTGGCGCCAGCGGCGCAGGGTCTTGACGGAAAGCCCCCAGCGTGCGGCGAGCTCGTTCTCGTCGAGGGCGATGCGCGTTGCACCATCCGGGAGGGGCCGGATCAGATTCCGACTGGGTTGAATAGGTGGGGCTTGGTTTTGCATTTGGAGCACTCCTTTTGTTGAAGTGCTCCTACTTTCTTGCAGCAGGGCTAGCGATATTTCGCAGCCTTCCCGCAGAAATTACGCAGAAATTACAAGCGCCTGTTCCTCAGGTGGTTTCGGATTCCGCTGGCTCGTCGCCAGTTGCCTGCGCGGAACCCAAATAGTCGGGCTTGCCGATGTTCAGTTCCCAAACACGAGGCTTGTCGTTGCCATCGGCACCACGGAAGTAGGTCTGCCATTCCGGTGCGCCACGGAACAATTCGGCCATCGTGCGGAATGAGACGCCCGACGCAACTTCGATCTGCGCCTTGGTCCATTTGCGCCGTCCGGTTGTCCAGCTATTGACGAAGACTTCGACAACGTCGAGCCAGTCCTTTTTGGTCAACGTCCATGGGTCGGGCCACGGTCCGTGCAGCGTGCCGCTGCGCGCGTCGTCCTTGATCAGGCGCGGGGTATCAGTTGTCGTGGCCTCGGTTTGACGACGACGGATTTCGGCTTCGACCGGCGCCAGGTCAATCACAACCTTCCCGTTGACGTCCTTGGCAAGCGTATCCAGTGACACGACTATGCCGGGCCCCAAGTAGCGACGCGGCCGACCCACCGTTGTCGACAATACGACGGTGAGGCCAAGGTTGGATTGCCGCAGCTTGGTATCCAGCTTGTTGGCGTGTTTAGGTTCCCACAGCTGGGACACCAGCGCCACCGGTATTCGCTGATCGCCCATCCGGTAGTTGCCGAGCACATAGGGCTCCTCGTCATCCACCGTCAACGGGATGTCGATCAGTTGTGACCGGAGCAGTTCGTCGAGCCGCTCGCGCAAGTACCCCTTGCTGATGTCGTAGCGGCAGAGATCTCCTTCGGTCAGATCGTAGCGCTCGCTGCTGAGGTCATCCACCGCCGAAGTGCTCTTGCTATTGAAGCTAACTTTTAGTCGGCGGAACCCCTGTTGGCCATCGTCATCCTCGACTGGGACGGTGATGTAGTCACCCGGAGCCTTTTGCCTGAGCAAACCTTTACTCACCAGATCGGCGGCGGTCAGTCCGAGTGCCACAAGCAGATGTCCATCGACCTCATGGCCCGCCAGATCGAGCAGCTTCATCTCAGCGCGGAACAGAGCAAGGTCGGCGCCGACCTTAGCCGGTTCGACACGCTTCATCACGCCCAGTGAAGTCAGGATGTCCTCACCGCATTGGCGCAGGCGTGGATCAGGCAAGTTCAGCAGATTGCACGAACCCCGGTGATCTACCGTGATGTCAAGTGCGCGCGAATCCTGCTCGCCGTCGAAACGGATCGAAAACGACAGCTTCACCTCGATCACGGAACGGCAGCTGGACAACGGGTTGTGGTCGCCGAAATGCTTGTCGGACACGCTCCAGACGCTGTCGCTATTCGCCATCGCAAAAGTGACGCTGTGCCGTGTATGCCCTAGGGTCACGGTGATCGACGAAATCCATGCGTCCAGGATCACAGCACCCTTAGCGGTTGCGGAGCGCAGGTTGAACGAGCGCTTGAACATGCCCAGCTCGTAGCTGATGGCCCCGACAGGCTGCTTCGAGAGCGGCTTGTCGAATCCGACCGCGACGAAGCGATCCGCGAGGCGTTGCGCCGTGCCGCGCTTGTCCGAGAGCACGTGCACCTTGTTCGCGGCCGGGTCGTACACCAGCGTCGCTTCCAGTGCGGGTGTGAAGACCAGGAGATCACGTCGACGATCCTTCATCTGCCGCAGCAGCTTCATCTTTCCGGGGTGATAGACGACCAGATAGTGCATGCGTCGCTTGGCGGCCGCATCGCCTTCGTCCATCTCGAAGTGAATCAGCTCGCAGTTCTGCTTGGCCTCGTAGTCCAGCTCGAGGATTTCGCCCACGCCTTCGTGCAGTTTTTTCTCGACTTCCGGCGTCCACTGGAAGTCGCGCCCATCGCCGTCGCGCACCGTGAACCCCAGGAACTTCTTGTGCCCGTGGAAATGGTGAGTCAGGTAGATGGTCTCGATCTGGTCGAAAACGCGCGACGCCTTGACGTGCAACCAGATCAGCCGGGTCATCGCATCCGCCGACTTGTCGAAGGTGGCGATCTCCGCGTGCTGTTCGAATTCCAGTTCCCGGTAGGCGTGCTCCAGCATTTCCTCGGTACGGAATCGGACGAGCTGGAGGAGTCGAACGGCCTCCTGATCGGCAATGGTGATGTCCTCGCGCCTGATCTTGAGGATGTGCTCGCGCAGCGCCGCGCGCGCCTGATCGTCAGGCAGGGACGCATCGATGCCGCTGAGCATGGTGAACTTGTCGACCTGCGCCAGCAGCTGGAGCGAGGTGACGGTTGCCGATTCGATCAGCTCGGCGATGTGCTTGTTGTTCTTGTGAGACTTCTGGGCCACTCGATGCTCCTTGGATTGATGCTGAGTGGCCTTCCTCGCTTCGGCACCGTCAGCGCGGTTCGACATTCACGGGATGATTCCCAACATGATCTTGGTCTTGATGCTGGACAACCAGTCCTCGCGGTACTGCAAGGCCAAAGCGTCGAGATTGACGCGACCGACGCCAGCCTTGCGGGCAAGGTCTTCCAGCGAGGTCATGCAGTTGAGCCAGCCCAGCCCATTCGATGCCACCATGGCCGCCTTGTCGGCGGTGGTCACGACGACGACGTTGCTGGGCAGGAGCTTGCTGGCATGGAGCCAGGCGAACAGGTGCTTTTCGCCGTCGTCCAGCGTCATGCAGCCGGGCTGGCTGGTGACCAGTGCGGCCAGATCCCTGCGAGTGACGGGATGCCGGGCCGTGACGCCCGCGTGCAGTTCAGCGGGCGTAACCGCCACATGGCGTGAATCGGTGGGATCGCCGGTCAGCGTTTCCTCGATGCATTTCTCGACTGTCTCAATCGCGAAGTGGTTGCTGATGGCTTTCCAGCATCCCGTTCGGAACGATTCGAGGATGACATTGGTATCCGCGAAAACTCGGATTTTCGGCATACGGCGCTCACCTCATAGCTCGAACGGTGCGGTGAGGTCGTACTGAGCAAACAGCTCGGTCAACCCAGTCAGTCCAAGACCCATGGCCTTGGCAGCTTTGCGAGCCGACAGCCTTCCGTTTTCCAGAGCCTCGTGAAGCATCTTCACGAGGGCGGGGGAGAACCGCTTTGGTGGGCCTGACAAAGATGGCCGCTGCTTCTCTTGCGAAAGGCTGCGCCTGGTGTCGTCACCGATGAGCTTGAGGTTGAACAATCGCCATGCCAGCGTGACGGGAGCGACCCGCAGCACCGCAGCGACTTCGCACAGGTGAGCAATATTGTCCCGATGCTCACGCTCGATCAACTTGTCTAGGGATGCGCGCGGCATCAGCAGCGCTGCGGCGAAACTGTTCGCCAACTGCTCGATTCGCTTGACCTTGATGCGTTCCTCGCTTGAGTTCGATTCCCGATGATCCGGCTTCATCGCATCCCAAGTCAGTGCATGAAAGAGCTCGTGCGCTAGATCGAAATAACGCCGGGCTTCGCTCTCGTTGCGGTTGATCAGGATGACACCCATCTCTTCAAGGTGACAGGTGGCACCCGAGATGGACTGACCATCGGCAGTGTCGACCGTATCGACGAACAGCACCGGAATGTCCAGCTCGCGCTCGATCTTGTCGATCAAGCCTTCGGCTGGAATGACGCCGAGATCCAGCTCGGCAACCAGACTTTCCGCGCGCTCCTGCGCGTCCTCGAAGGAGGACTGCGAAGACAGCCGCAGGGTACGCTTGAGCACACTCGACCGGCTGTTCTGTTGTTCGCGCAACCAGCGAAGCAGGCCGATCCACTGACCAGCCTTGAGCTCAAACCCGTCCAGGCTGTCCTCTGGCACCTCTGGCGCGGCACGCCAGGAAAACTGCGCCTCGCCAGCGACGGCGAACGGGTCGATGAAAAACTCGATGTCGCAGTCAAGCAGGTCGGACAGCATCAACATCTCGTCGGGCTTGAGCGTGCGCTTGCCATTCTCGATGTCGGACACCGATTGGCGGTCATTGAGGCCGAGGCCTTGGGCGAGCTGATCCTGCGTCCATCCCTTAGCCTCGCGCGCCGCTTTGACGCGGTAGCCGATCAGCTTGTGGGAGATCTTTTCGAGCATGGCAGTCACCTCCTAAACCTGCATTCTAATCTTGCGAAACGACTAAAGCAAGATTTTCTTGCGAAAAATGTCTTGCAAGATTGTCAACTGCCCTGCGTTGCCATCCTTTTCGGGGGATCAGGCTCACTATCCATGACGGTTGCAATTCCCCGGAGCCGTCATGAAGAACCTCAAACTTGCCTCTCCCGCGGAGATGGCCCCCAGCGCCCGCGCAGGCGAAATCACCACGATCCTTGCGGCGGCCATCGTCCGCGCCCAAGTCACCGACGAGCCACGCCATAGCGAAGTTCGGCTTGGCTTCTTGCCCAACCAGAGCGTTCATACAACCCCCTATCAAGAGGAGAAGTTGTGATGAACGAGAAGCAAGCGTCCGTAGCTGCGCGGATCGCCGAACTGTCCTGCCTGCCGATGGCAGATCTCTGGACCGTGTGGGATCGGTACTTCCCCCGCCGGCCGGACTACCCGAACCGCACCCACGTAGAGTCCCGCATTGCCTACAAGCTGCAAGAAGAGGTCTTTGGCGGGCTGGCGCCCGAGATCAAGCAGCGGCTTGAAGCCATCGGCGCAAAGCATTCCAAGATCAAGCTCCGCGCCGCTCCACGCGAGTTCGAGTTTGCGCCAGGCACCGTCCTGCTGCGCGAATGGGGCGACCGAGAACATCGGGTGACGGTCACCGCCGAAGGGCTGTTCGAGTACGAGGGACAGCCCTTCAAGAGCCTGACCTCAGTGGCTCGCCAGATCACCGGATCGCATCGGTCTGGGCCGATGTTCTTTGGCTTGGGCAAGGGAGGTGCGCGATGAACGAGATCGCCGCAACACGCACCCGCAAGCGCTGCGCGGTGTATTGCCGGGTGTCTTCCGACGAACGACTCGACCAGGAGTTCAACTCCATCGATGCTCAGAAGGAGGCGGGCCAGGCTTACATCGCCAGCCAGCGGGCCGAGGGCTGGATACCGGTTGCCGACGATTACGACGACCCTGGGTACTCCGGCGGGAACACCGATCGGCCTGGACTGAAGCGATTGATGGCTGACATCGAGCGCGGCCAGATCGACATCGTCGTGGTCTACAAGATTGACCGCCTGACCCGCAGCCTCGCCGACTTCGCCAAGATGGTCGAGATCTTCGACCAGCATGGAGTGAGCTTCAGCGCGGTCACCCAGCAGATCAACTCCGCGACCTCTATGGGGCGGCTGATGCTGAACGTGCTGCTGTCCTTCGCGCAGTTCGAGCGTGAGGTCACCGGCGAGCGCATCCGCGACAAGATCGCAGCGGCCAAGCGTAAGGGCATGTGGATGGGCGGCGTCCCACCCCTGGGCTACGACGTCGACAACCGGCTCCTGGTCATCAACGAAAGCGAAGCAGCAGTCGTGCGCCGAATCTTCGAGGAGATGCTGACCATTGGCTCACCGACACAGATCGCCGCCAACCTGACCGCAGAAGGAGTCACGACGAAGGCGTGGACGACCCAGGAGGGACAGACCCGCAGCGGTGCGCGCATCGACAAGAAGTACCTGCACAAGCTGCTGCGCAACCGCATCTACCTTGGAGAGTTGTCCCACAAGGGAAATTGGTATCCGGGCGCGCATCCGCCGATCATCGATTCGGCCCTGTGGGAGAAGGTCCACCGTGTATTGGCCCGCGATGGACATGCGCGCTCGGTGGAGACCAAGATCCGGTCGCGCACCGATGCCTTGCTTCGCGGCCTTCTGTATGCCCCATCGGGCGAGCGCATGTACCCGACCTACTCGCGTAAGAACGGTCGCAAGTACTTCTACTATGTCTCCAAGTCCGAGAGCCGATTCGGCGCGCCGGGCAAGGGCTATGACCGCTTGCCAGCGCCGGAGATCGAGGCAGCGGTCGTGGCGCAGATCCGGACGGTCCTCACCAGCCCGGAATCCATTGCATCGGTGGTACGTCACATCCAGCGCACCGGCGCGAAGGTCGACGAGGCCACCACGGTGATGGCGATGGGCCGGCTGAACGATGTGTGGGATCAGTTGTTCCCAGTCGAGCGCCACCGGATCGCCAACCTCATGATCGATCGCATCGACCTCGTCCACGTCGGCGAGGTGCAAGGCATCAAGGTGAAGTGGCGGGAACTGGGATGGGACGCCCTGATCGGTGAATTCGCCCCGAGGGAGATCGGCGCCGAACTCTTGGAGATGGAGGCCTGATGGACGACTCCCTGGAAACCTTTGTGCCGCTAACTTTCCGCCGCCGGGGCTCTCGACGGGTAGCCGCCGACGATCGGGACGTTCACGACGTCACCTTGCTGGAGGGAATCGCGCGCGGCTTCTACTGGCAGCACCTTGTCGACAGCGGCGCCATGAAGAGCGGCTCGGACATCGCTCGGGCAGAAGGGCTGCATCCCTCGGTGCCCAACGAGCTGATGCGTCTGACCCTGCTCGCGCCTGACATCCTGAACACGCTGATGTCGGGACGGCAACCGCGTCGGATGAACCTGATCTGGTTCCAGCGCAACCCTCTGCCCGTGGATTGGGAAGCTCAGCGGCGCATCGTACGGCGATTCGAGGAGGCGGCATGAGCAAGAAGCACCGGGGTCGATTCAAGGGCGATCCGGTCACTTACCAACTTCCGAATCCGGCTGGCGGCGTGCGACTGGAGACCTTCGTACCCTGGACCCTGGTGAAGCGGGGGATCAAGAAGCAAGTCATTATGCCGATTGACGCCCCGCAGCAATTCCTGTCGGAGGCAACGAGGGAGCGTGAAGCTCGGGCCGCAGCGCAGGACACCTCGCTGATGCGGGCGCTCGGGTTGGCGCACCACTGGCAGCGCCTGCTGGACGAGCAGCGAGCCGCGTCGGTGGCCGAAATCGCGCGAGCCGAGGGGATGGACGTGACGCAGGTGCGTCGGTTGCTGCGCCTGAACCTGCTGGCACCGGAGGTGTTGGGAATACTGGCTAATTCGTCTAATGTCGCACTGGAGTCAGTAATGCGCCGCCCGTGGCCAAGCAGTTGGGCGGCCCAGACACGTGGATTCCCCGATCGTTTCCCTGGTTGAACTGCTGCTTTCGACCCAATGCGGTCACTCGAGTCTGCCAACTAAATACCCAACAGCAGTCGCCTAAGGCATAAACTAAGTCGCCTACAAAACAACGCTGGCTTGGTCTGCTCATGCTAGGAGAGGCGGAACTTTGAGCAATGAATACGGTCTATCGACTACCCAATTGCGGTACCCTTGCCGACATCAGCAGCCGAGCGAATCTCAGTGTACGTGGTCAAGTAGCGAAGGTAGTCACCGAGTTCAGCTAAGTCGATCTCATGTTCCAGGTAGTCTTTGACTGACACTACGATCGTGAAACTCTCGCAGAAGCGGTCAGTCACTGATGCGGCCACCACGCTGCGAAGGATTTCTTTGACTACGGCCTGTCTTGGCGCCATGAGTTTGCCAAACCCTGTGCCAAGGACAGGGACACGCAGCCGGGGTAGCCCACCACCCTTCTCGGCGATGTGCTGCCAAAGTCCCACAAGCGAGGCTCTCAAGTCATCTATCGAACAGTTGGCGACGCCATGAGCATTCATAGTTGCCATAGCTACCAGATAGGTCGTTCGAGCAGAAACGTTAACTTTTGCCACAGTACCCATCCCGAACAGACGAAGTTTGCCGACATGCTTCTCAGCCTGCGGTAGGACGACATTTGGCTCATTTCTAAGCTGTGCATCTAGTTCGGCGTCTAGGTGCTGAACTGAGTTGTAGTAGCGTTGGGTGAACTGACCTTGAATGCTACGAGGAGATATCAATTCATCTTTGAGCTCTGTATCAAACGTGCGATTCGTCCCGATCACCAGAACGTCAGACCCATCGAAGAGGTCGCCGAGTTCGATAGAGATGGTCAGATCACGTTGCTTTAGTCTTGAACTCACTCGAATCGTCGGCGCTAACGTCGCAGCTGCTATCAACAACGCAAAGACAGCAATCAGGAGGATGACAGTCCAATAGTTCGCCTGCAACCATTGCTGCAGCCAGTTGACGCTGGGCTGGAACAGGGAAATCAATTTCTTAGCCGCCTCAAGGGCAGCAGCGGATCCACCGACAACGGCGAAGAACGACTTCAAAAAGGCCTTCGCCGAGAACTGATTCTTCCAGTAGTGCGTAGAGAAGAGTATGCGGAAATATGCCCTCAAGATGCGACTCCTAGACGGGCATAAACCTCATTCTTGAAGAAGTAGGGGCCAGTGCGGCCCTCCCTACGTAACCGCGCGTCGTTGCTGGGCCACGTCTCAAGTGCCTCCTGTAGAACCGCAGCGCGGAAACTAATGTGGAGGGCAAGTTCGTTTCGAATCACGGGTGGGCAACGGTCCGAATCTTGTTGACGGAGCCCGTTCAAGTTCACAGCCACGATGGGCAACTGCATTGAGATCGCCTGCTCCATCTCCCATCGCACAAACTTATATAAATACCGAGTTTGCTCACCGATCAGTACTATAAAGATCTTGGTATTCGCCAGTCTTACCCGAAGTTGGGCCTTGATGGAGGATTCGAGGCTTGAGTCTCGCGCGTTGTTTAGGTCGTGCGCGTCGTAGAAGCTGAACGGCGTGTGGTCGCTTTGGTGCCACGCTTGCATCAAGCGGTAGTAGTGGATGTCGCTGTCACCATCAAAGCAGACGTATGTCTTGTTGCGGTAGGCCATTGTCTCCTCCCAGCGTATCGATTGTGAGCAAATTCTCGCTGAAACGGCGATACCGGGCGTCCTTAGCCGCCCAACCAAGCAATTTGCTCAAAGACCTCTTGCGACGGCACGCAGGTCCTCACAAGGCGGTGCACAAATTGCCCTGATAGCAGCCGCTGAGCAGTGTCTGCTCCCGGCCGATCGCCTTCACGGGTCTGGGTGAGAAGTCACGAAGGCTCTCAGCCCTTTTCAGCCCATCGCGATCGCCCAGGCTTGCCACTGCCGAACAAAAAACACAAATATTTTTTGCTCGGTCGCCTTCTCTACACGAGTTGCCAACCACAACCGACCGCGTCTAACCCATTGACGGCAAAGGAAGTGGCCTCGAGAACGCTCTCGAGACCACCAGAGAAAACCGAGAACAGAGACGCCCGGACCGGGGCGAGAACGTCGAGTTTTGGGCGGTCACGCTCGCGAGGCAACGACGCGTTTCAGGGGGGAACGGGCAAAAAAATCCCAACCGGATAAGGGTTGGGATTTTGAGTATTGGTGGAGCTGGCGGGATTTGAACCCGCGTCCACAAGCCTTCTTCGAACAGTTCTACATGTGTAGTCGTCTGATTGATGTCTCGCCAAGTGCACCGCGCAGCGACACGCTGTGCACCCAACCAGTAC